ATCCACTAGGAGAATACCGACAGGTAGGGTATAATAAAGATATGAAAAATATAAAGATAACAATACTAATACTTGTCGCATTCTTACTTGGAGCATTCGCAACAAACATCTATGCTTCATCGGTAAAATTAATAATGGTCCCAGAATACATAGGCAACTACAAAACAGTAGACCTACTAGAATATGTTATGAAAGCAAAACAAAAAGAGGATGCTTCAATCAAGGCATCAGCAACAAAGCCAGTAGAAAAAAAGAAAGTAGAAAAGCCAGTAGAAAAAAAGACTGGTATCAGTGTAAGCGCATAATACATTAAAAATTTAATATGGTGTGTCTATGCCTCGCAGTTCAATCATGTAGCTTAACGGTAAAGTGTCTTGGTGAACCAAGAAGATATGGGTTCGATTCCTATCGTGATTGAACGGAGGCACAGGCACATCATAATCAAAAACAATATGGAAGAAACAGAATATTTGAAATCAATAGTATCCCCATTATTATCTCACCCAGAAGATCTACACATACAGCAATCCGTAGATGAAAAAGGTGTGCTTCTTCTTTTGGAAGCAAACAAGGAAGACATGGGAAGAATCATAGGCAAGGCAGGAATCACAGCAAACTCAATCAGAACTCTATTACGTCAGTTCGGAGTTCTACGCCAAGCACATGTGTCAGTTAAGATAAATGAAATAGAAAATAAATAACATCATGAAAATAGAAAACAAACAACTTATAGATATAACACCTTATGGAAAGAATGCTAAAAAGCATCCTGACAAACAGGTCATTCAAGTTGCAAACTCTATTAAAGAATTTGGCTTCAACCAGCCCATTGTAGTAGACAAAGATAATGTCATAATCGTTGGACATGGTAGATTCCTAGCAGCGCACTTCCTTGGTCTCAAGGAGGTGCCTGTTTTAGTGATAGACCTACCTGAAGAGAAAGCAAAAGCATATAGATTGGCCGACAACAAACTAAACGAGTCAGACTGGGACATGGAATTAGTTATTAGTGAACTTGAAACATTATCATTACCAATGATAGATTTATCAGGATTTGATAGAGATCTTTTATTAAAAAGTGAAGCTAAGGATGATGAGATACCAGAGAATGTACCAGAAAGAAGTATGCTAGGAGATTTATACGAATTAGGTAATCATAGAATACTTTGTGGGGATGCTACTGATTTAGATTCAACTATCAAACTATGTAATGGTGTTAAGGTAGATATGTACCTTACTGATCCACCATACAATGTAGCATTAGGAATGAATGAAACGAAAGAAGAAGCTAAAATTGTTTGATACTTTTTTATATTACTACTCATTGGCTTTCTCTTTTATCTTCAGCACAGCACTTCCCATGCTTATGCACCCTCCATACATTGGACTAGAAAGTATTTCGGCCATTCTCTTTACTATCTCGAATCGCTTTTGTTTATTTTGTATCTTCTTGCATATAAAATTGTATTGGTTGGCGTATGCCTCTACCTCTTGTTCTACTCTGAACTGTGGGTCTCTGAGGTATTTTCCCCACCATAGGTCTGGTTCTGTTTGCTGTCTTGCGTGGGTCTCCTCATGGACAATAAGGTCCTCGCTTATCCTCACATTGTCTGGGTTATATAGTGTGTCTCCATATGTGAATAGTATCCCGTAATGGAGTGGGAATGCTAGGCCTATATTATTATAATTTGGGGGTCTTTCAATTAGTATTTTCATCTTTTTTCTTTTTAGTTAATACTCCCCTCATTGTCTCATTGAATGCTTTGACTGCCTTATCCATACCTTGGGTGATTTCTTCCCCATCTATTTCTATTCCACCCTCATGTTTGATTGTCGTTTTCTCTCCGAACTCATCATTCATCTTGTTTGTAGCCCACCATCTGGCTTGGTTTAGGTTGCCTTTTATACCTCCTACGAGTTCTTTCTTAGCTGCTAGGTTTGTCTACAATAGAGGTCATAAAGAACCATTATGACGCTAAAAACGATAAAATGGACATCATCTACACCCTACCAACTGATGCCGATGTCAGTCTCTTCGTAGGTGGTAAGGTAAACCGTATCATAGCTAATAACCCATGCATGATGGCCGACACAAAGGACAAGGACACCATCGAGCAAAAGGCCATAGGTAAATCAATGGTCTACTTCCGAGGAACATGGACCAAGAAAGCAGCTATCATGATCACTGCCGATAGATTGGTACACGATGAAAAGGACTCATCAAAACAGGATGTGGTGGCTGACTATCAAGCTCGTCTCCAACACTCGAAGAGAAAACAGACTCATGTATTCTCTCACCCTAGTGTGCCAAACAACGGAGTAGATGTGGAATGGAATCTATCAGATATGAAAGAATGGTTCATAACATGTCCTCACTGCAAGAAAAAACAACACCTCACATGGAATACGGAAGACCCAAGAAAGATGAGTATCAACATAGAGACAAGGCAATTCGTATGTAAGAAATGTGGAGGAGTATTCTCAGATGACGATAGAAGAAATGGCGAATGGGTAAAGAAAACACTTCAACCAGTAAAATGGTCTGGATATCATGTGTCACTTCTTATGTCTACAAGACATACTGCAGGAGATATCATTGAAAAATACAACGAGGTTCTACTAGGTAAGCAAACGATGGACTACTTCTACAACAAAATCCTCGGTCTTCCATACTCAGGTGGAGGAAATAGTGTAACGAAAGATATGATACTAGGAAGAGTAACCGATGAAAAGAATTTATACAAAGGAAGAATGGTCATTGGAGTAGACACGGGGGTCAAACTTAGATATGTATACGGAAATAAACAAGGACTACTAGGATACGGAGAATGTACTGACTACACACCAGATGATGTAAATAAACTGGAACTTAAAGACACAATAGAATACTTTCTGAAGAAGTTTGACAACAGTATCATGGTAATAGACCAAGGAGGAGATATTATCGGAAGCCGAAAGCTACGACAGAAATATCCCGGGAGAGTGTTTTTATGTCACTACGCAAGAGACCGAAAGACAATGCAACTTATGAGGTGGGGAGAGGGAGAAGAAAGTGGCAATGTGAATGTAGACCGAAATAGAATGATGCAATTAGTTATAGATGAGTTCAAAGAAAAAAGACTGAAACTATATAGAGGGACCGAAGAAGAATGGTATGACTACTGGCTTCACTGGTCACACATCTATCGAACCGTAGAAGAAGATACATTGGGAGTAAAACAATATGTATGGCACAGATCAGACAGAGACGACTGGGTACATGCAACGGTGTACTGGAGAATAGGTATCGATAGATTCGGAGGTACAGGAGTAATTATTAAAAACGAACCACAACCAGAGAGTAACAGTTACATTATCAATCCAGATAATACGGTAGACTTTGATCCAGATGAAATGTTTCATAGAAATGAATCAGAAGAGGATGACGAATGGCGATAAAGTTATCCACACATCTATTGCATTGACAAATAAAATGTTATACTAAATTTATATGAATATTATGTTAGATGCTTTCTACTCCTTGGGGCAAAAAATAAACAAACGAGGAGGACAAGACAACATAGATACTGAGCAAGGTGTAGTCTCAGAAAAACTTCCTGAACTAAAACTCGAAATGTCAAACGAGGACCTTTCTAAACTAACGACAGCTTGGCAATCAATATGGGACAAATCAGAAGTGAAAGCTACATGGATGACACGCAGTGAAGAGAATGAAAAGTATTGGTTAGGAAATCATTTTAATAAACCAGAGATAGATAAAACTCGTCCTATGATGGACAACGCTATCTTCGAAGCATTAGAAACATATCTTCCACGCATCACACGAAGAAATCCCGAGCCGATGGTATCACTCGCAGGAGAGCAAGAAAAAGAACCAGAGGTAGGGCAAGCAAAAGAAGCATACGCAAAAACTATACAAAAGAAACTTGGCGACTTAGCCGATGAATTAAAAGTAAGATTGAGACTGGAGAAGGCTGCAAGACATTGGGCTATTTATTTATTGGGTGCAGCAAAGATGGGATGGGACCTCGACAAAGATATACCGGCCGTCAAAATTGTTCGTGCTAAAAAATTGATACTAGACCCAGAATCAACAGTAGATGAAGATGGATACACAGGAAAATATATCGAAGAATATCGAAAGATGGAAGCAGGACAATAAAAAGATACAATCAAAAATATAGGTGGAGAAACAGGATATGAAAAACTAATTGATGAGATGGTAAAAAAAGACCAACTCGGCACAGATATTCAATTCATAGAATGGTGGACTCAAGAATATATGTGTTGGACTATCGGTAGAAATGTTTTATTGAAAAAGAAAAATCCACACTGGAATTATGATAAGAAAGTTCCCGGAGAAGTAGTCACAGATGAATACGGAGTAGAAACTCCCGGACCAGAAATAGATGTCGTAGGAAATAATCACTTCAAAGTCCCACACATGCCATTCATACTGCTTTCAATCTTCAACCTCGGAAAGCAACCAATGGATGACACCTCACTCATCGGACAGAATCTAGCAAACCAAGATAGAATAAACAAAAGAGGAAAACAAATCGACAAAGCAGCAGACAGTATGAATGGAGGTATAGTCGTCTCACTTGCTAGATCAGGACTCACAACTCAACAAGCAAAGGGAGTAACGAAAGTATTGAGAGACGGAGGAACTGTAGCGATACCAGACGGAGAACCAGATAGCGCAATCAAGAGAATGATATCACCGGGATTGCCGGCAGATGTATACAATGATCTCCTAGACACCCGAAGACGATTAAGCGACATATTCGGCACATCAGGACTCTCTCCAAGTGGTGTAGGAAAGGAAAAGACAGTCAGAGGTAAATATCAGATTGAGGGAATGGATACAGACAGAATTGGTGGAGGAGTATCGGAATACCTCGAACAATTTGCAGATGATATATACAACTGGATGGTTCAACTCTTATATGTCTATGATGATGACTTCGTAGCACTCCCAAACAAGCCAGAAATCATCGTAAGTGTGAAAGAGGGCTCATTACTACCAAAAGACAGCACAACCATCGCCAATCAAGCTATAGAGCTCGCAGGAGCAGGTAAAATGTCCATAGTAGACCTCTATAAACGACTAGACTATCCAAATCCTGATGAATTAGCAGCAAATGTATGGCTAGAAGCCAATGCACCAGAAATACTCTTCGGAAAAGACCCTAGAGTAGCCCAAGTGATTCAACAGAGGCAACAAGCGCAACAGATGGCCGAAGAAAAGTCACCAAGTATGAGTATCAACCTTAAAGACCTAGCACCAGATGAAAGAGCTCAACTTCTTGCAAAGGTAAATATTGAATCAGACCCCGAAGCAATAGCAGCATATTTGGAGGATAAAGAGAATAAGGCAAAAGAAAAGGTCGAGAATAAGACGAAAGATAAAGAAGAAACATAAAATTTATGCCATGCCAAAATAAAGCTAAATATATGTTGTCAGAAAATCCAAAATTAGCTAAAGAATTTGCCTCGAAAACATTAAGTTTAAAGAAAAAAGTAAAGAAACCAGTAACTCCGAAAGTTTAACAATAACGATGCCTCGTTCTAGCATCAAAAAATAACTAGATCGTAACAAATATATGACAGAAGATACAAAGGCGCAGTTCCGTACTGAGGGAGAGCCAGCTTTCCCACAAGAATCGGACAAGGAGAATAAAAACTCCTCCTCCTCGCCAGAGGGTGAAGAAAAGAACAGTGACAAAGGGAACTCGTCAGACCCAGATGGTCAAAATGACGGAAAAAAAGACACTGAAGAGAAAGATGGTGGATTCCTAAATCATCCTCGATGGAAAGAAAGAGAGGAAGATTGGAATAAA